GTTGGCTTCTACGGGCACCCGCTTGGTAGCGGGCATGTATACCGATAGCTTGCCTTCGATCTCTTCTATGGCTACGGGCGCCACTAGCTCCCTGCCTAGTAACTGCACCGGAAGCGGATCACCCTTGTAGTTGTGCGTCCCAGGGACTCTGAGCACCCGTGCTGCGTCTGACGTTACGGCTGGGTCTGCGTACAGCTTCTTATGCTCACATGCGTTTCTTGAGCCGTTCTGGCAAACGCCCCGCCACTTTTCCACGGGTACTGCTTCCGACAGCATCCAGTATGCATGTATACCGCGCCCTGAGTTGTACGAGCTGCGGCTTGGGTAGGTCTAGCTGCTTACAGAACCGCTTCAGACCATCCAATGCGGTAGCCTGATCGGGGTAGTCCTTGTTGGGACCACAATCTAGGTCAATGAACAAACGGCCTGCATGGAGAGCACGTTGTCCGCACGGCGCCTATCTTCCGCGCCGAAACTGCCGAGACCATAGAATACGTCGTACTCCTCTTCGTCTAACTCGTTTGCTCTAGCTAACAATTCATCAATGGAGGTGTGGAACTCTTGCCTTACCCGCTCCTCGGTCTTGTGTGCTGCGAATAGGCAGTAGCGACCGTCCCCCGCAAGTACCTTCTGACAAAAATTGTTTTGTGTCCATATCCCACCTGATCGTTAGAGACACCGCGACGAGGGGCGCTGCAGTTACCCTTTTCGGCGTTAACCTAGTCGCGGCGTTGGGGGACTCTTATTCGTCCCAGAGCGAGTCCACGATGTCAGCAAGGTCAGCATCATCTGCTGGCGGCGTCTCCGCCTTTTTCCTTACTTTCTTCGGCTCGCTGACGACTTCCTCCGCTGCCTCTACCTCAACTTCAGGCTCGGGCTCCTCTGCCTCGATGGCGTTGGCGCGGGGCTTTACGGCGGGCTTGGGGGGCCTCCTTAACTTCTACCTTCTGGACCCCATCGGTCTGTGCAACAGTCATGGTAACGGCCCGCTTCGTGTCTTGATGCTCGCGCATCTCAACAGCTTTTTCCAGCTCCTCTTCGGTCAGAGGACGCACGGGCTTGAAAAACAGCTTCGGAACTTCGCTGTTCTCGTCGAAGTACATCTCCGTCACGACAGCAATAGCCAGTGCGTTGTTGGCCGCAAGGAACTTAGCGTATGCCTGCATGGGCATCTTGTTGTCCTTGGCTTCGCCGAAGATAGATGTGGCAGGAAGTTGTAGCTGGTACACCTCATCCATCTTCTGCGGGGAAGGCGATGGCAAGGCGCTGCGAGAATCGGCAGGCCCGACCGTTACCCATACCCGACCCTTTAACGTTCTGGGGGCAATCCATGCAGCGGTCAGCTTGGCGCTGATCGTCCGGCACCTCATCGGCGGGGGTATTAGTATCTGAGGACCAACAGGTGGGCGCAGATACGGCCTTAGGGTCATAGGTTCCCTTCGTAGTAGGTCCCGAGCGATCTTGGCTGCGTCGATAATCACGATCTCCATGGGAGTCGTTCTTGCTGAACCCGCAGCTCTTCGCCGTTAACCACCTGACGGAACTTGCCACCACGCAGACTGATTCGGCGATTCTTAGCTCCGCCAACGCTGCCACCAGACAGGTTATCGTTAAGCCCTTGCAGCTTCTTAAACAGATCGCTGCTGACGAGCGAGTTACCTCCAAACATCCCTACTTCATTGCTCATGGCGTTCTCCTATTAAACGTCGTCGTCACTGTCGTAATCGAACAGCTCTTCTTGTTCTTCCTCGCTTTCGAAGCTGACTTCTTCGGTAGGCATGGATGCCGCGCTTTCGGAAGTTGTCTGCGGCTTTGGGCCGAATTTGGCCTCCAGCCTGCGAGCGTTCTCGTCGAAGAAGTGTTGCTCAATGTCAGTCAGCAAGAACCGATAAGCCGTCCCCACCTTGATATACAGGTTTGGCGGTATCTTGTTCTGACGCATCCACTGACGGACCGTAGGCACCGATACAGCGAAGTGCTGTGCCAGCTCTGCGGACGAAACGTACTTAGAGTCCATAGTGTTCCTCACTTTTTGCGCACGGCTACAGCGTATTCTGTCTCCGCGTTTAACCCCGGCGGGATTAGGTCTGGGTTCTCCTCCAAGAACTGCTTTACGTTCGACTGATTCAGGCGCTTGTCGAAGAACTCAGGGACCTTGTGCTCCATGACGAACTCGTACATGGAAGGCCAATCGCTGGTCCAGTAACGGCGCTTGATCGTGCGGTAAAACACGCCCTCGGAAGTCTTTACGCTCTCAACGTCGTGTTCCTTGCAGTGATCCAGCAGTGCTTTTTTGATCTTGTCCTGCTTAGCAAGGAGCGCTTCGTCTTGAGCCTTAAACTCGGCGGACAACTCGCTACGCTTAGTGCGCAACGTGATATACGCCTTCACGAGCTTGTCTAGCGGTATGTCTGTCATTGGGGTTCTCCTCTCAAGAGACCCTAACATTATCATCCGTTTTTGTGGTTAGTCAAGCATTTCTCTGTACAAATCTATCATTTTCGTATGTACATCAATACGTCCGTCTAATAACTTGTATACACGTCGTTCTACGTCGGAGCCTTGTAGCTGGACAACCGTACACTTGTGCTTCTGTCCTGAGCGGTGCACTCGGGCATTGGCCTGGGCATAGGTCTCCAGCGAGCTGGTAGGCCCCCACCACACGACAGTATTGGCGGCTGTGAGCGTCACCCCGTGCGCTGCGGCTCGTGGCTGGATAATAAGGACTCGGGGGTCAGGCTGCTCTTGGAATCGCTTGAAGATGTCTGTGCGGCGCTTGGCGGACACGTCCCCCGAGATAACTTCGGTGGTGATCTTGTCCTTCTTCAGCCTCTCCGCTAACAGGTTAATCACATGCCTAAAAGGCACGAACACCAGCACCTTCTGGCTCGACTCATCGATAACTTCCTTCAAGATGTTGTAGCGGTTCTTGATGTCGAATTCTAAGGTCTCGTTGTCGTCGGTGTAGACCGCACCGCAACTGATCTGCATGAGCTTGTTCATCATCACAGCGGCGTTGGCAGCGGTGATCTCTTCCCCGTCCGCCTGCAAGACCATGCGGTTCTTCAGCATGTCGTAGTATTTCTTCTGCTGAGATGTGAGCGGTACCTCACGTTTTGCGTAGGTCATGTCTGGCAGGTCAAGGCATTGGTCCTTGGTGAAGCGGATAGCTGGCTGTAAGGCGTTGTACACCACGTCGGTGGCCTCGGGCCTCGGCATCCACTTGAACTGCGTGACTTTGTACATTACCTGCTCTCGGAACGTGCCGAAGAACCGGGGCACCCCCTTGGGATTAACGAGTTTCGCCAGCCCAAAAGCGTCCAGAGGGGACTGCGCAGCGGGGGTACCGGTCATCATCCAGAGCCAAGTCTCTGGTTTCACAAGCTTGCTCAGCACCTTCCAGCGGTTGGTCTGCGGGTTCTTATAGTGCGTAGCCTCGTCGATAATGATTAGGTCGAACCCACCATTGGCAACGGCATCGGCAACGATCTCCACACCGTCGTAGTTAATTATGATGAACTCGGCATCGCCGTTGATGATCTGGCGGCGCTTGTCCTTCGGCCCGTAGGCAATGTCCACGCTGCGATGCATGGCAAAGGTAAACAGGTCTGCGCGCCACGCCGAATCCATAATCGACAGCGGACAGACGACAAGAACTCTCCGCACCTTGCCTTGCTTCATCAAGAAGTCTGCGGCCCAGATGGCGGATGCTGTCTTGCCAGTGCCCTGCTCGTTAAAGCAGAACGCTCGCTTGTGCATGGTCAGGAAAGACGCAGTGGTCTTTTGGTGAGCGAAGGGCTTGTGCTGCCCTGACCAGTCGTATCGCCCCTCGATGGGTGACGGCGCCTTGATGTTGAGGTTCTTGAGGACTTGCACCTCGTCGATACCCCAGTTAACTACAACGCGCCCGTCCCCAACGTCTCTACTCTTCGGGATCACCGTAGTGATCTGCTGCGGATTGTTAGTCCGAAATACTAGTGCCTTATTCTTAACAACTTGCATACTACCTCTTTGGTTTCGGCCCTTTCTTTTGGTAGTTACGACTGCGGTTCTTGGCACGGCTCTCGATCTTCACGCCGTCCTTGTTGCTGCCGCCACGGCTGAGGGGCTTGTTATGACTAACATCCTTGCCCTCACGCTTGTCAGCTTTACCGTTCTTGTTTTTGTCCACACCGTTCTTGTCGATAGCTCGCCGCGCACGTTGGCGCTCCATGCGGTTCTCATGCTCACCACGAGCCTTCTGCTGCTGGTACTCTTTCTTGTACGGGCGCTTCTTGTTCACATAGGGCATGTCACTTCCTCCCGTTATGGGCGCACTCAAGCACCACACAATGGCGACGACACAGACCACTCGGATTAGGGTTCCAGACATCGACCTCAAACGCTTTCTTCATGCGTTCAAAGTCCCCCATCCATTTGGTCCACAGCTTGGCTTCTTGCTCGCGCTCGTAGCTGTCCTTAATCATCTTCTTCGCTATGGCGAACAGCAGGCCACCTCGGACCTTCTGCACCTGCGGGAAGTGCTTGAACACTGCGAGTGCCATTAACTCTAGCTGGCCCGTATCTGCGTACCGGGTGTTACGACCAGTCTTGTAGTCGACCACCCATGCTGTCTCACCGTCTAAGATGATGAGGTCAGCGATACCTCGGAACCACACGTTCTCGTCCTTGAAGCCGCATGGCTCTAAATTCTCTGTCAGCCCCAGCTCGTACTCGCACAGCTTCTCACCGGGCTTGGCGAGCAGTGCGTCTAGCATTGGCCGTGCAAACTCAAACTTGGGGTCTAGCTCCGCGCCGTCCCGAATGTACACCTCACAGGCCTCGTGGAACGCGGTGCCGTACAGCATGGCCTCCGTTTCCGGCTCGGTGTACTCCTTCGCCACCTTGACGTGGTAGAACTGCTTCGGGCACTTCTCAAAGGCTTTGATCTTACTGAACGACCACGGAGCTACACTCATTTATCTCTCGTTAGTAGTTTGGGTTTTGATGTGTCCAGTCTACATAAACTCCAGTGCTGGTTTGGCCTAAGCGGTACACAAGCTCGTTCCCCGGCTTACCAAGAAATTTGGAACAGTGTTCGCTATGGCACTCGTAAGCGATACAGGTTCCAGCCAACTCTTGATTATGAAAATACAGCGCCACTTCTTCTTCGTCGAAAGCATTGGTCCTTGCCCCCGACATATCACTCTCACAGAACATGGGCACGTCGGTGCCGTTTATATCTACGCGAAAGTAGGTCAGCACGGCTTTCTGCTTCATGTGCTCGTCTGAGTAACACTCTGGGCACTTTATTTTTATGGTATTAATCATTCGCAGTCTCCATAGCTTCTCCCGATGCCGGACTCGCAGTCGACGGGTAGGCCATTGGCCCAGTCAGGTACCCACCTCATGCAGGCCTCGACGTACGCTTGTGCCTCCTGCACCTCTTCCTCGGGGACGCAGCAGACGATGGAGTCGTGCACTGTCAGCACCACGCGGTAGCGTTTAGCTATGCGTAGCATCTGTTCCCCGATAATACACCGCGCCACGGCTTGGCACACATTCTCGGTAAACTTTTCCACCATAGATGCGGGTGCGGCCACGTCGGGTCTTGTAGCTGTACTCGGGGCCCTTCTCGCCCGGTTCAAAGTCCAGCTCGTCGTAACGCATCAACAGGCCCGAGGGTAGTTCAATGGCCGACTCCTCACCGCGAAACTTCAGCAAGCCGTTGACCCCAAGCTCAGAGGATTCGCCACGTTGCAGGCCTTCAAGGGCTCTTTGCGCCTCTTTCCAAAACTGGCTAATCCGCCAGTTAGTCTCCCGATATACCTGAATAACCCTGCGGCACTCGTCCAGCTTCATGTCGTAGCCAAAGGTCTTTAGCTGAGCCTGAAACGTTCACGGCCCCCATACCATAGCCGCAGTTATGGACGATAATTGGCCCGGCACTTGTCGCAATAGGTGTATCCTGTTCCTCGGCCCTGCATAAGCGATGTCGTAGGTCATCAATTTGCTTTTGCATGGAGTTAACGGTTCTCCGGTTCGCCATGTCTTTTTGTGAGAGACAAACCTGAGGTTACCCGGACAGTACCCCCGGTCATTGT